AGACACATCGTCATTTCACCGATTGGACTCCAAGACCTCTTGAATACCACTGAGGTAAAATCGAGCGACTTCAATACAGTCAAAGCCTTAGTTCAAGGCAGCCTCTCGAGCTATCTTGGGTTTCAATTCCATACTTCAACCCGCTTAGCGAAATCGGGCAACATCCGTACCTGCTTTGCCTTCCAAGGCGATGGCCTCATGTTGGCAGTTGGTAAAGATGTAACCGCTCGGATCGATGAGCGTTCAGACAAATCATATTCGACCCAAGTCTACTACTGCATGTCCATTGGAAGTACCAGGATGGAAGAAGAGAAGGTAGTGCAGGTCGATATCGATGAGTCCGCATAAGGAGGGATGAAAAATGGGAACAGCTAATTCCACGCTGGTTACAAATTTTGAAGCCAGCCCTCCAGCATTCAACGATGTTGCTAACCTGCATGGCGTGATGCGTGTAGCACAAGGAACTGTCGTTGTTGCAGCGGGTGACTCAGATGACAATGACATTCTGATGCTTGCCCCAGTTCCATCCAATGCAACCGTGCCGCACATCTTCATCGGCTCGGATACGCTTGGTGGATCAAACACCTTCAATGTCGGTATCTATCAGTCTGATGGAACTGTAGTTGACGAAGATGTCTTCGCCACCACAGTTGCTGACGCTGGTGCGATGGCTGACGTTCGTCACGAAGCTTCCAACATTAATACTGTTGGAAAGAAAATGTGGGAGATCGCCGGTGCGTCTGTTGACCCTGGCGGGTACTACTACATTGCTGTGACTATGGCGGCCGCGGGTGGCACTGAGGGAGATCTCTCCTTCATCATCCACTACGTGGTAAGCTAACCGGATTGGGGGGCCTCTGGCCCCCCTTTCTTCTTTAGGAATTTAAGATGGCATCTGACGTTGATATTTGTAACTCAGCGCTGAACATGATCGGTGCGTCCAACATCATAAGTTTGACTGAGGACTCCAAAGCCGGCCGTGTGTGCAACCAACGCTATGAGTTTGTCCGCGACAGCGTGTTCCGGGCTCACCCCTGGAACTGTCTCATTCGCCGTGCAGCATTGTCCGCGTTATCGGATGCCCCTTCATACGAATATACCAAACAATACCAGTTACCGACTGATCCATTTTGTCTGCGCGTGTTAGACGTTGAGGGCGAGGTCAGCTCAGGCGTGACGTATGTCATCGAGGGCCGCAAGCTTTTGACTGACGAGGGTACGATCAACCTGCGCTATCTGGCTCGAGTTACTGATGCGAACGAATACGATGCCCTTCTCACAGAGACCATTTCGGCGCGCATGGCGCACGAGATTGCATACACGATGACGAACTCCAACGGGTTCACTGAGAGCCTGTGGAATTTGTACCTTATGAAACTAAGCGAAGCTCGGTTTGCTGATGCCACTGAAGGCACACCCGAGGAGCTTGTATCCGATAACTTCACAACGATACGTCTGTAATGGCTAGAGCGTCTGTAGCGTTTTCTAACTTCACCGCCGGCCGGTTAAGTAGCCGGCTCGATGGAAGAACGGATCTCGCAAAATATTTTAACGGCTGCACAACGCTGACCAATTTTATGGTGCATCCGCATGGCGGTGCCGTGCGCCGGCCGGGAACGTATTACGTAGCCGAAGTCAAAACGAGCTCGAAGAAAACGCGCCTGATACCTTTCGAGTTTAACACAGATCAAACGTACATTATCGAGCTCGGTGATGCGTATATGCGCTTCTTTACAAACTCGGGCCAGATTGTCGAAGGCAACAAGACGATCACCGGAGCGACACAGGCAAACCCTTGTGTCGTTACATCGAGCTCGCATGGCTACTCCAACGGCGAAGAGATAACGATTAGCTCAGTGGTAGGAATGACTGAGCTCAACGGCAAGCGCTATCTGGTAGCCAACAAAACGACAAACACGTTTGAGCTTACAGATAAAGACGGCACCAACATTAACAGCACTGGTTTCACGGCCTATGCGTCAGGCGGCGTTGCCAATCGTGTTTACGAGATTGCTTCCCCGTTCCTCGAGGCTGAGCTGTTCGACGTTAAGTTTGCGCAGTCCGCGGACACCATGTGGATGGTGCATCCTAATCACTATCCTCGAAAGCTTACGCGCACCGGCAATACATCTTGGACTCTGACAACAGCGCCCATCGAATACGGGCCGATGCAAGATGAAAATACGGAAGCGACAACGCTAACTGCATCAGCGCGTACGGGCTCGAGCTGCACGGTAACTGCGAGCGCTGATACATTTGTTAGCACTGACGTTGGCCGGCTTATTAAGATGCATGACGGCTGGGTCAAGATCGATACCCATAACAGTGCAACAGAAGTTGTCGGCACCGTGCAAGACAACCTCGAGGGGCGAGCGGAGCTGCTTCCGGAATACACGGCGACAACGATATCTTTTAAAGAGGGTGATCCGAGCTCAACCGGCGCTGAGCATAATGATCGAATTGTTGATAGCGGTAAAAATTTTATAGACCAGGGTTTTCAGATTGGACACACGATTACTGTGTCAGGCACATCATCTAACAACGGAGATTATCTCGTTGTAGATGTAACAGACGACACCATGCTGGTGTCACCGTCTGACGACCTTGCCGATGAAAGTGCTGGGGGCAGCTTCACTATCGTAGGCAAGCTCGAGGCGACTGATGAATGGTCTCTAGGCGCGTTCTCAGCAACCACAGGCTATCCAAGCGCCGTATGTTTCTTTGAGGAGCGCCTTGTCTACGCCGGCACAACGGACCAGCCTCAGACAGTTTTCTTTTCTGAGTCCGGGGGCTTTGATCAGTTTGCAGATGGGGCCGATGATGGCGATGCAATGATCTATACGATCGCGTCTAGCCAGGTAAACAAGATCCGTTATTTGTCTCCCGGCCGAGTGCTTATCATAGGCACAAGCGGTGCGGAGTTCGCAGCTCAAGGCTCGAGCGCTCAGGAACCGATTACGCCAACAAGCATACAGATCAAGCGCCAGACTACCTACGGCACGGCTACTGTGTCGCCGGTGCAATCGGGCAACGTAGTTTTATTTCTGCAGCGAGCTCAGCGTAAGATCCGGGAGCTGGTCTACAATTTTGACGTAGATGGCTACATCGCTCCCGATATGACGTTGTTGGCTGAAGACGTTACGGCCGGCGGCATCGTTGATATGGATATGCAACAGGAGCCAGACAACGTGCTTTGGTGTTGCCGAGCTGACGGCGCGTTTCTGGGCATGACGTACCGACGCGAAGAAAATGTTGTTGCATGGCATAAGCATGATCTGGGCGGTAAGGCCGGCAGTTGCACGGTGACGTTTACGGACTACGCAAACATTGCCACAGGTACTACGCTCAAATTTACAAAGAGTGACGGGACCACTTATACATTTACAACGGAAGCGGCCGGCGCAAGCGATCCAGCCGATACAAGTTTTGGGTTTAGGCCAAACTCATCGAACAATGTTACCGCTGATAATTTATTTACCCGGATTGCGGCAAGCTCATCAACGACCGGCCTGACGTGCGAAAATCCGGCAGCTAATGTTGTAACCATTACAGAGACCGCTCGCTCCGGAGTGCAGCCGCTGACAGTTGTATCGAGCGATACGACGCGGATGGCAGTGACCTCAGAGACCAATGCTGTAGCGGAGTCAGTTGCAGTGATTCCCGGAGACCTGTCTGAGGATCAAACCTGGGTGCTAACCCAGAAGAACGTCAACGGCACAACGCGGCGGTACGTTGAATATCTGAAAAGCCAAGACTTTAACGGAGTTGCTGATGATGCGTTCTTTGTGGATTGCGGACTGACATACGATAGCTCGGCAACCACTACGATCAGCGGCCTTGATCACCTCGAGGGCTACACCGTTGCCATCCTGGCAGACGGGTCAAGCCACGCAACCAAACAGGTGAGCTCGGGCAGCATCACGCTCGATAGATCGGCTGAGAAGGTGCATGTGGGACTGCCATATACATCGACCTTGCGCACCATGCGCATTGAGGGTGGTGCAGTCGATGGCAGCTCGCAAGGCAAGATCAAACGCATACACGATGTGACAGTTCGTTTTTTCGAGACGTTAGGCGCTAAAGTGGGGCCAACGCCGAGTAGCTTAGACCTTATACCTTTTCGTTCTAGCGCCGACGAAATGGGTCAGCCGCTTGGGCTATTTACAGGAGATAAGGATCTCGAGTTTCGAGATGGATACACAACGGACGGCCATGTAACTGTGGTTCAAGATCAGCCGTTGCCAATGACGATACTAGGTATCTATGCGAGGCTCGAAACCTTTAATGCATGAGCAATTTTACAATTGAGAAATATAAAGCGGAGCATGGCGAAGTTTTAATTTCTGATGGCGAAGTTCCTTGGACGACAGATGTTGGACAAGCCAAGCTTTTAGAAAAGTCCAATTTTTCGGTCACAATATTGCAAAACGACGATCCGGTTATGTGTTCCGGAATTATCGATTTGTGGGAAGGGTGCGGCGAAGGTTGGTTCATAGCAGCCAAGGAGCTGCTCGACTACCCGGTGACGTTATCCCGCGCAACCAAAGAGGTTTTGCATGAAGAGATCGTCAAGACCAACTATCGCCGAGTGCAAGTTAACGTGCGAGCCGATTGGA